CGCCACCGAAGAGCGAACCCAGGCCACCGCCCAGGAGCCCGCCCAGGATGCCGCCGCCGGCGCCCGCCGCCAGCAGGGCCAGGGGGCCAAGCTCGGGGAAAAGGGCCGCGGCGAGAGCCGCACCGCCCCAGGCCCCCAGACCACCACCAGCCGCGCCACCGATGCCGCTGTAGCCCTTGCCGTCGTAGACTAGGCTGGAAGTCAGGTAGCCAGCTGGTATGCCGATCAGCGCGGCTCCCAGGGGGCTAAGGCCGGCTGCGGAGGGCAGCATCGGCCCCATGAAACCCTCGGGAGCCATGGTTGGCGCCCAGGAAAACATTGAGGAGCCCAGCCCGCCATAGGTGCCCAAGGAGGCTATTCCGCCAGCGGCGGCCAAGCTGTTGTAGGCGTTGTAGGCCGACAGGCCCGTGCCGGCCATGCCCAGCATGCTGGTGCCGCCACCGCTCATGCCCAGGGGGCCGGCAAGGCTGGGCATGAAGCTGATGGCCAGCTGCCCCAGGCCGTAGGTCAACAGGCGGGTGGCGATGGCCGCCAGGGCCTGGTAGGCGATGTTCTTCATCGCCGACCACATGCCCTCCCACAGGGTGGTGGTGCCCTCGAAGGCGCTCTTGAAGGCGCTGGAAATGTCGGACTGCACGTTCTGGAGGAAGTTCTCGCCGATCTTGTCCCAGCCCTGATAGAAATCCCCCCACTGCATCAGCATGGTTTCGATGCCGGAGCGGTTAAGCTCCACCATCTTGTTCTGGTGCAGCTGCTGGCGTTGCTCTTGGGTGTACTGGCTGGTCTTTAGATATTCGTCGAACTTGGCCAGCTCAAGCTCCTTGGCCTCGCGGGTGCGGCCATAGAGCTTGGCGGTCTGGAGCTGCACGTCCAGATCCTGCTGGCGTTCCTTGGATGCCGCCTCATCCCGCCGGCGCTGGGCGAATTTCTCGTAGTCTTCCAGGACCTGCTTTTTCTTGTCTTGCAGGTCCTTGTTAGCGGCGAAAAGCACCTCCAGGTGGTGGCGTTCCTCGGTCTCTTGCAAGTCCAGCTGGGCCTTGTTTTTTGCCGCGCCCTCGGCCATCCAGGAAACCCGCTGCTTGTCCAGTTCCAGCTCGCGGGTGAAGCCTTGTTCCTTTACGTCACGTATCTTGGTGGTCAGCTCCAGCTCGCGGCGGGCCCGGTCTTCGGCGCTCATCTTGAGGGCCGGCAGGATGGCCAGCTCGGCTTGGTAGGCGGCGATCAGGGCGCTTTGCCCTTGCCGCCCCAGGTTGAAGGAAGCCTCGGTGATGGCTTCGCGCTCGCGGTAGCCTTGCAGGGTGACGTCGGTGATGGCCTTTTGGGTCTGCAAATACTGGGAGCGGGTGCGGTCGCCACCAGCGGCCAGCACCCCGGCCTCGGCCTGGAGGTTAGCCAGGAGCTGATCGCGGGAGGCCCCGCCGATCTCGAAGTAACCCCTGGCCCAATCGGCCTTGGTCTTGGCGATCTCCGGGGCCAGGGCCGCCCGCTGGGCATCGCCCCAGGCCTGGATTTGGGCCGTGCCGGCCTGTGCCACGGCGGCGGTGGGGTTGTTGGTCCACAGCTCCTGGGTCTGTTTGGCCATCTCCTGGTTGATGTCGAACAGACGGGCTTGGGTGGGGTGCATCAGGGCCTTCTGGGCTTCGTCGCCCAGCTTGTACAGCTCCTCGCTCACCTTCTTGTCGCCCAGGCTCAGCTGGGGAAAGATGGTGACCTGGGCCAGGGGGGCCTGGACATTCTTCACCTCCAGGCCCAGCATGCGCATGGCCTCCTTGAGGCCCATCACCGCTTGGGTGGCCAGGGAGGCCTTGCCCTGCAAGTCCGTGGCGCTGTCGCGCAGCTCCGGGGAGATGCCCTTGGAGGTGGCCACCTTGCCGGCCTCAATGTAGAGGTCCCGCATGGCGTCGGCCCACTTCTTGTCCTCAGACCACATCTGGTCGTTGGCCGCCGCCTGGTTGCGTTGGAAGGCGGCGTACATGGAGCGCTGGGAGCGCTCCATCTGCCCCGTAAGCTCGGCATAGCGCCGGGCCAGGTTGCCCAGGCGCTCCGACTGTTCCTTGTCGGTCTTATCCTTGAGCAACTCCAGCTCGGCCCGCTTGAGGACCAGGAAGCGCTCCAGGTTGGCGTTGACGTTGGCCACGCCTTCGGCCGCCGAGTGATATTCGCCGGTCAGCTCCGGGAAGACGGCGCTGAGGCCCTTCAAGGCCTCCAGTTGCTTTTGCTGGTCGCCATAGGCCTTGGCCACGGCCAGCTGGTACTGCTGAATGGGACCGGCCACGCCGTTGATGGTGTCGGAGAGGGTCGAGTATTCCCGGGTGGTGCGGGCGGCGGACTCGGCCTGGCGGCGCATGGCGTCGTCGGTCAGCCCCAGGCTGTCGGCCACGTAGGCGGCCGCCGTGGCCACGGTCATCAAGACTGATGCGGCGGTAATCAAGGGGTGCAGGGTGAAGGCGCTTTGCAGGCCGGTGCCGGCACTACGCACGGTCTTGTCGATGGTCTGGGCCAGCTTGCCCAAGCCGCCGTCCAGGAGCCAGGCCTCGGCCTTCACCGCCGCCATCACCGCCGCTACCCCCAGCAGGGCAGTGACCACGATGGTGCCGTGGTCGGCCACCCACTTGAGCCCCTGGCCCACGGACAAGAGCGCCCCCGATTGGGCCGACTCGCTCACGGACTTGGTGAGGGCACCTATGGTTTCCACCGATTGGCTGACCATGCTGGTCAAGGCCGGGCCAAAGGCCTTGCCCAGCTCCACCTGCAAATCCTCGGCATAGCGCTGGAAGGAAAGTATCTGCTTGCCCGCCGTGCCCATGGCCGTTTCGTAAGCTCCGGCTATGCCTTTGCCGGCTTCAAGCACGGCGCTAAGACGGATCTGGGCCTTCTCGACCTCGGTCAGGCTTTCGGCGGTGCGGCCGGTCTGGGCCGCCACGGCGGCGTAGCTTTGTTCAAAGCTCACGTTGACGCCGACTGTACGCAGCATCTCCACCTGGGCGGATTGGATGCCGTAAACAATCTGCTTGAAAGCCTCGGAGGAATTGACGCCGGAGATGGCCGCCGCGTCCTGGGCCACCCGGGCCAGTTGGGCGCTCTTGCCCAGGTCCAGGTTGGCCTGGATCATGCGCGCCATGGATTCACGGGAGCCCAAGGCCGTGATGCCGGCCTTGCGCAGGGATTCTTCTTGCTGATCCAGAAAGGCCTTGCTGTAGCCGGCGGTCTTGCCCAGTTGGGTGAGGGTGACGCCCAGGGTCTCGTAGCGGGCGGCCAGCATTACCGCCTGCTGGGCATAGCGCGCCGCCTCGTAGGCACCAAACGCCAGGCCCACGGCGCGCACCGTGTCGGCTAGGCTGCCAAAGGTGCGGTCAAGAAGGCTGGTGTTCTTGCTGGCCTGGGCGGCGTCTTGGCTGGCCTGCTCGAAGGTGCGCTTGACGGTGGAGCCGAACTGGTCCAGGACCGGCCCGCTACTGTCGCGGGCCGCCAGTTCGATCTCCACCCTGTTGGCGCTATCGCCCATCACGCTCCTTGGACCGTTCAGCCCCGATGGTGTCGTGAAAGAGCCGGACCTTGGTCAGCAGCAAGGACCGGTCATCATCGTCAGGCTCCAGAAACTCGATGGCCTTGATCACCGCCACCAGGTCCAGGGCCTGGCGCCCGCTGGTGGCGGTGGTGCCCATGGGCGTGGCCACCAAGATGGTCTGGGCCGTGAGTAGCTGGTCGTAAACCTGCATGTAGATGCCCCAGGCCGAGCGGTTGCGGGGCAAGAGGAGTTCCGGGTGCTCGCAGGCGTCGCATTCGACCGGCTCTCCCAACTCCCCGCGAACCTCTACACACTGTCGGCAGGAGACTCTTCCCGGCTGGACCCACCAACGGGCCCATTGGGCACATTTTTTAATTCACCCTCCAAGGCCGTTTGGAAGATGCCGGTGCTGCCCACGGAGCCCTTGAGTAGGAAGCCGAAGGCCTGATTCTTGTCCAGAAGCGCCTGGAGATTGTGGGTGGTGAATGGCACCTCCTGGTCCTTCTCTTCCTCCTCCAAATCGGCGATGCTGAACGCCAGTAGGTTGCTCATCATGCGCAAGGTCAGCCCCCGCCAGCCCTTGACGTATTTGGCCATGCCCTGGAGCTGGGCCTGGTCGTCGGTGGTGGTGATGGGCTGGTGGCCGATGTATTTGGTGCGCTCGGCCTTCTTGTTGATCTTCTTGAGGGCCTCGGGGCTGCAATAGGCTAGGGTGATGAAGAAGCCCGACAGTATCTCCGTTTCGGCGGTCAGCTCCTCGGTGGCCTCGCGGCCCTGCATGAATTGCCCGATATTCAATAAATCCACGGTGTGCTCCTAGCTCGTCGGTTTAGGTGTAGACGATGCTGATCTCGTCCTCGCCAGCGGCGCTGGCCAGGGAGGTATAGGGCAGCTTCTCCATAAGCGTGTCGTTGTTGGCGCTGATCTCGGGGGTGTCCATGCGCCCCTTGGTGTTGGTGATGGTCAAGATGCTGCCAGCTATCGCGCCGCCGCCCAGGGCCACCACCACGTCGGCCTGGTTGCGGGCCTGGCGGAAGTGGGCCAAATACTTGCGCAGGAAGTAGAGGCTCAGGTCGCCCTTGACGGAGCGGGAGCCGGGCACGTAGCCGCTGGGGAAGTCGTTGGGGGTGACCTCATCCTCCAGCATGTTGATCTTGTTGGTGATGGTCAGGTCGGCGCTGGTGATGCTCACCGCCACGGTGTCGAACTTGGCCGAGCCCAGGCGGCCTTCCAGGGGCGATCCAGCCAGGGTGGGGGTGGGCAGGTAGCCTTGCACCGTGACCCCGCTGGCCGGAGCCTGGGCCAAGGCCGGGGTGATGGTGATGGTGTCGGCGGCCTCGTCGTAGGCGCTGACCGTGTAGCCGGCGCCGGTGTTGTTGGCGGTGTCCACCTGCACGCGGGTGTCCAGGTCGAAGAGCTTGGCCCCGCCGGCCTCCAGGTGGATAACCGTGGTGGTGCTGCCGGCCACGGTAGTGGCCTTGCCGGCTTGCATCACCTGGCGACAGGGGCCCGAGAAGCTCAGCTCGATGCCACCCTTGCTGGTGATGCTGAACTTCCCCGACTCCACCAGGCAGCCGGCGGCGAAGCGGGTAGCGTGCCCCAGGCGGCTGGCCAGGGAGAAGCTGGGCAGGTTCAGGGCCGGGGAGTAGGTGACGCTTGCCCCGGCGCCGATGGCCTTGCTTCCCAGCAGGCATTCCAGGAACACGCTCTCCACCGGCGGGGTGCCGGCGGCACCGGAGGGGCGGCTGTACAGGTTAAGGCTCCACTTGCCCGCCGGGGTCTTGTCGCGGAAACGGGCGATAAGGGAGCGGCTGGCGATTACTTCCTTGCTATCGCTGAAGCTGAGCGGCTGGGACAAACTGGGCTCTCCCAGGACGGCCACGGCATCGGTGGCGGCAAAGGCGGCCAGGATGCCAAAGGTGGTCTCCAGCTTGGCGAAGGCGATGTTCTCGCGGGCCAAACCCAGATCGCTGATGGGTATGGTCATGGCTTTAATCCTCCGGCGCCGCAGGGGTGGGTGGCTCCTGGGCGGGCTGGGCGTTGATGGGCAGGGAGGCCGGGTTGTCCACCACCAGGACGAAGGCCCCGCTGGCGGTCAGCTCCTGGGCCACATGGTCGGGCACCTCCAGGGTGCCGCCCGGGTCGGCCTGGCCGTGGCCCAGCACCGTGAGTGGGGCCGGGCCGATATTCTTGACGATGGGCATGGGCTACTCTCCGGGTATGTCGGGTTCGTAGAAATTGATCGCGTAGACCAAGACCTCGGAGGCAAAGGGCAGAGGCCCTTGCTCGTCGGCTGCCAGGGGGTCGCGCCTTACATAAAGGCTGCGACGAGCCGCGCCGCCCCGGGTCTCGTCGGCCTGCATTTCCCGCTTGATGGCCTGCACCAGTTGGTCCAGGACGATCTCCTGGTCTTCTCCGCCGGCCTCGGCCAAGGCCACCACGAACAAGACCATGTCGCAGCCATAGGCCCGCGGCTGGCCGATCAGGGCGTCATCAACCACATCCTCGCCGCCGTCGAAAATCAGGATGCAGGGCAGATCATCCAGGCTGGCCGGCAGGGTGCGCTGCACATAGACCCGCTGGCCAGCGGCGGTGGTGGCCGCTTTGAGCCCATCGCGCACGTGGTGCTTGATGCGCAGGGCCTTGCTGGGAACGTAGGTGTCGCTCATGACCGCGCCTCGTGCAGGTAAAGCAGCCGAAAGCCGGAGCCGTCGGGCAGGTTGCGGGCCACGGTGTAGCTGCCGCCGGGCACCAGGAGGCGCGGGTTGGCGGCTATGGTCAGGGGGGTGCCACCGCCCGGCCCGGCGGTCACGCCCTCCAGGTCGCTGGGGTGGCAGAGCAGGCGGGGCTTGCCGGCGTCCACCTGGGCCTGGCCCAGGCTGGCGGTATGGGCGGTCTCGCTCCAGATGGCGTTGATGGTCCGCTCCTGGGCGGTGCCCGGCCACAGCACCACGGCGGTGGCCAGCTCGTCGGGGTTGAAGAAGATGGCTTTCAGGTCTTCCATCTAGGACCTCGCGTCGGCGATCAGGCGGTTGACGTAGTGGTTGAGGCGACTATTTAGGCGCTGGCCGGCATCGGCCTTGGCGGGCTCCAGCACCGCCGGGTCTTGGATGGTGGCCGGCACCGGCGGGCCTTTGGGCAGGCTCAAGGGAAAACGCTTGGCCCCTGCCCGACGCACAGCCTCGAACTTGTTGCCTTTGCTGCCGGGCCAGGCCGCCTCGCGGCTGACCACAAAGGAACCCGGGTAGGTCTCACCGCCTCCGCCCTTGAAAATCTCCACCGTGACGCCCTGGGCGGGGCGATTGCGGCGCTTGCCTCGGTAGGGCGCGTTGCTGCTGGGGCGCATCAGGAAGTTGCTGAGGTTGAGAGGCCGCCCCGTGCTCACCACCGAACCGCTGGGGTTGTCCATGTTGGCCTTGGCCAGGAAAACCCGCATGGTGCCGGCGATGGTTTTGGCCTTGAGGTTGTAGACCTGGCGACCATAGCGGGAGATGGCCGTCTTCATGCCCCGCAGAGTGTCGTTGATGGACGAGGCCAAGGCCCGCTTGGCGCCATTGCGCACGCCCGCCAGCATGCGGTTGACCCGCTCCAGTGCGGCGGGGTCCACTTGCAGGCGGAGGAAATCGGCGCGGCTGACGGGCACGTAGGCCATGGGGCTCCTGGGTCCGGCCCCCGCGCGGGGGCCGTGGGACTAGGCGTTGATCTTGACCTTGACCGTGGACGCGGCCTGGGCGGCGGCCTCCCAGGCGATGCCCACGTAATCAGCGTCTGTGGCCACGTTGGTCAGCTTGCCCGTGGCCGTGGTGCGGTAGACCTTCTGCCCCTGGCTAATGGCCACGGTGGTGTTCTTGTTGGCTAACTCCCAGACGCCCTCGGTTGCCGCCGAACCCTTGGCGCCACTGGCGATGTCGGCCAGGGCCACGGTGGCCAGGTTGCCCACTAGGACCAGGTCGCCGGACTTGAGGTCCGCGCCGGCGGTGATGGTGAGGCGCTTGCCTTCCCTTATGAAGTTGCCAGCCATGTAGGCCTTCCTTTCCTGTGATCAAAGAGCTGTTAGGCGGTGATGGTCACGCGCTCCAGGCCGCGCCAGTCCATGGCCTTGGCGCCCACGTCGATGCGCACCTTGCCCTTGCGGCCGTCGGTGTTCCAGTCGTTCTCCCAGTCGATGTAGGGAGTCTTGTTGCCCAGCAGGAAGAAGACTTTCACGGTGCGTCCCTTGGGGCCGGCCAGGAAGAAGACGTTGGCGTCGAAGTCGTCCAGGCGGGGCTCGTAGACCCGGTTGGGCTGGGGGAAGATGCCGGTGAAGGGGTTCTTGATGTTGGGCTCCGCAGTCGTGCCGATCACCTCGGAGCCGAAGAATTTCTCCGCCGTGACGTACAAGGCCGTGGGGGCCAGGAAGAAGGTGGGCGGCACGGCGATGCGCCGCTTCTTGCGCAGGTCCATCTGGGCCTTCATTTTCTGGATAGCCTGGCCCAGGCCGTCCACGTCAAAGGCCGCGATGGTGGTGACGTTGGAGTGGTCGGCGTGGAACAGGGCCTTGCCGTCGCCCATGTTGCCGTTGCCGATCAGGGCCGCCCAGGCCACGTCGCCCACCTTGCGCGAGGCGGATTCGCCCATGGCCTGGCCCACGGTGATCAGCTGGTTCAGGTCGTCGTCGATGATCAGCTTGCGGCCCAAGCGGATGGCCTTGCCGAAAGTGGCGATCTTGAATTCCTCCATGGCGTCCTTGAGGGAGCCATAGGTGTACTCCGGGTCTTCCTCGGTCATTTCCTCCAGGTCGTCGAACTCGCCCAGGCGCACCTCGCGGCCCGGTTTGAAGTTGTTGGTACTGCCCTCGGCGCACCATTGGGGCCAGGACTCCGGGGCGCTCTCCCAGCCGAACTGCACGCTTTTGTTGGCCACGTCGGCCAGCAGGTTGGGCAGGTCGCTGGTGGTGAGGGCCCGGCCCACCATCTCCAGGTCGTGGCCGCCGGTGGGCTGGCCGGCCCGGCGCAGGCATTCGCGGGCCATCTCCTTGAGGGAGTAGCCCCGCAACTCGTCATGGCCCGGGGCCGGCTTGGCCACCAGCAGCCCACCGCGCACGAGGAGGCCGTCCAAGGCCGCGGCCCGGAACTTGTCGCGCTCGTCGTGGTCAAAGTTCACCGGGGGGCGGTGCCCGCCGCCGCCGGTGATGCCACTGCGCTGGGCCAAGTTGGTCAGGATTTCCCGGCCGCACTGGTCGATGGTCTTGCCGCTGGTGAGCATGCCGTGCATGGTCGCATCGTCCACGCCATGGGCCCGGCACATCTGCACGATCTCGGCGGCGCGGGTGCGCTCGGCTTGCTGAACGTCCGGCTGGGAGCGCTGCTCACCGCCGCCATCGGTGGGCGGGGTGGGAGGCGGCGGGGGCGTGGGGGCCTGGCCGCCCTCGGAGCGCTGGGAGTCCGGCGGCGCGGGCGGGGCCGGGGGATTGCCGCCGGCGGTGCGGGTCTGCAACTCGGCCCAGAAGCGCTGGGCTTCCTCTTCGGTGGCTTCCTTGGCCAGGCCGAGCTTCTCAAGGTAGGCCCTGAGTTCCTTGTTCATGGTCCTCTCCTCGCCTTCGCGTTTATGGTTGGCGGCTCTGACCTTGGCCGCTTCATCAGCCCCTATGGGGGTGAGACTCACTTCTTTGAGGCTCCAGTTGGTGACCACCTTCTTGGGTCCCGTGTACTGGCGGCCCTCGATCTCCACGGTGCGGCCGCTCTCCACCCAGGTGGCGGCGTTGACCCGGTAGCCCACGGAGTTGTCGGTGAGGTGGCCTTCCTGCACCAAGGTGAAAGCTTGCTCTCCCGATGGCGCACCGGAGAAAAAGGCCCGGGCGATGAGCTGCCCGCCCTCCACGCGGATGTCGCGGGCGCTGCCCAGCACATTGGCGGTGCTAAAGCGGCTGTGAGAATCCAGGAGCGGCACCTGGCTGGGCATGGGCTGCAAACCGCTCATCAGGAGCACTTCATCAACTTCCTCGTAGCGTTGGTAGTCGTAGACCCGCACGGGGGTCTCCGAGGCCACCACCAGCTCCACGGAGCGGGTCTTGTCGTCTAGGGATGAAGGAGCGCCACGGCCCAGCAGCAGGGAGGCCGCGCGGGTCTGGAAGTCTTGGGTCGGCTGGCTCCTGGTGGACAGGGCCGGCGTTTGGCTACTGTTGAGCATTGGCATCCTCCGTGGCCCCCAGGGCCGCCGGGTTGGTTTTGAGCGGCTGGCGGCCCCATTGCAGGTCCACGCCCTCCTTCTTGGACATCTTCAGAAAAGCGGCAATGGCCTTTAGGGTCTTGCGGGGGTCCAGGCCGAACTTGGCCAAGAAGTTCTGGGGTGCCTCCAGGCCGGCGGCCATCAGGTCCAAGGCCGCGCGGGCTTCCCGTAGGAGGTCCACGCCCTTGATGCCCGGGGGAATCCAGTTGGCGGCCCGCAGATAGCGCCCGCGCTGAGCCCAATAGCCCGGCAGGCGCAGGGCACCCAGCATCACCTTGGCGTCCAGCCAGCGGGTGAAGAGGGATTGGCAGAATTGGCGGGAGAAGCGGCGCTGGCCGGGGCGAGTCTGTTGCAATAGATCGGCGCGGATGCCCTTGATGTTGGACCAGCTCAGGCCCCGGTAGTCACCGGACACCAGCTCATAGGGCAGGTTGGCGGAGACGGCTATCATGCGGGTGATGAAGTTCACCGTGGGCTCGAACTGGGAGCCGGGCCGGTTATGGTCCAGGAGCTTGAAATCCTCGCTGCTGTGCATCAATTCGATGATGCCGCTGGACAGCTCACGCACCCGCACGCCGTCCTGGTTTTTCTTGCCGCCGTGCAGCGCGGCGAAGCGGGCCGGATCAGGGCTCTTGGCCGTGGCCAGGTAGTGGGCGGCCTTCTTGGCGCCGTCGACCTCGGCTCCCACGTATTCGCCGATGTCGTGGGCGGCCAGCACGGCGGAGACCAGGGGGCTGACGCCCCGGAGCTGGCCGGGGCGGTTCTTCTGGAAGGTGTGGATGGCGTAAGCCGCCTCGATTCGCTGGGCCTGGCCCCAGTTCTCGGGGTCTTGCAGGTGATAGGCGAGCACCCGGCCGGACTTCGTGTCCACTTCCAGCCCGTTGATCACCTCAGCCTGGGCCGGGTTCTGGGGCGTGGCCCAGTGGCAGCCCAGCCATTCCGGCTCGTACATCTGCACCTTGACCGGGGCTATCTTGTCCTCTGGGTCCAGGGGGGTGAGGCAAAAGCTCTCCCCCACCTCGATCTCCTGGCGTCGGGCCAGGCGGCAGGTCTCCACGAAGTCGAAGCTGTCGCAGTACTCGGCCCAGGCCTCTTCCACCGCCTCGTTGATGGCGTCGTTGTCGTTGAAGTTGAATTGGAAGAGATAGCCGGTGCTGATGCTGACGTTGACCCCGGCCTCCACGGCGCGGGAGAAATAGGCGAAGTCCCGGCAGAGCTGGCGCACCCGGGCGCGCATAACAGGCGCGTCGTGGCCGATCAGGCGGTTGACGTTCTGGTCGTGGGAGCCGAATCCGCCCGTTTGCAAGTCCTGCTTGGCGGCGGCGTAGCCCCGGTAGGAGGCGGCCAGGAAGCGGTCATGCTGGCGTTCGCGCTCCAGGCGGGGGCTGACGATGCCCACCACGCTGTCCAGGGCGCTGCCCAGCTTGTAGGCCAGGCGACCCATTAGAAACGGCCCGCCGTGGTGGTGATGATGTAGCCGTCGAAGCTGCCCGCCTCTTCGGCGGCCCGCTGCTCAACCATGCTGAGCAGGTCCATGAACTCCTTCATGGTGCGGAAGGTATAGCCGGAGCCGCCGGGGAGGGTGTAGGAGCTGACGGTGCGGAAGTTGCCTGACGCCAGGTCATCGCGCATTTTCTGCGCCAGGTCCGACCAAGTTGTAAAAGCGCCCGCGCCCTAGG